TCAGAACTTCAAACAGGCCAACAGCAGATATTTGATTATGTGAAGAACAACCTCGGTGAGGGCATGATCGATGTGGAATTGGACCCAAAACACTACCAAACGGCACTGGAAAGAGCCACAAACAGATACAGGCAGAGATCGTCTAATGCTGTGGAGGAATCATACGCATTCCTAGAACTGAAGAAGAATCAAAATTCCTACATACTGCCAGACGAAGTAATCAATGTGAGAAATCTCAACAGGAGGACCGTGGGGTCAAGGACAGAAGGCGGCGAGGGCGGAACCTTGTTCGAACCGTTCAACCTGGCCTACACCAACACCTATCTATTGAGGGCGGGTGCTACAGGCGGACTGGCAACCTACTACGCTTTCGCAAGTTATCAAGAATTAGTTGGAAAAATGTTTGGTAGTTTCATACAGTTCCACTTCGATGTGGCAACTAAAAAATTGACAATCACACAAAGACCGAGGGCTGACAACGAGACCGTGCTGATGCACACCGACAACTACCGACCGGACATAACCTTATTCAAAGACATCTATGCCAAACCATGGATCAGGGATTACACGCTGGCGGTGTGTAAGGTGATGCTGGGCGAGGCCAGAGGCAAGTTCAACACCATAGCAGGACCACAGGGTGGGACCACGCTGAACGGTGACGCACTTAAGAACGAAGGCAATGCCGAGATGGAAAGACTTGACCAAGAGATTGGCAACTTCCAAGAAGGTGGCACACCACACAGTTTTGTTATTGGTTAATTCCAATCAGATCACATCTAAATAGTGTTGATGGAAAAATCCAATTATAAGAATTATTCTGACCTCACGCTAGACGAACTAGAAACACTGGTACAGGATCTGGAAAACATGAGCATCATGGCCTTGAAACAGCACAAGAAAGGCCTGAGAATTTCCATCCTGAAATCTGTCAAAGAAGCAATCAAAGAGATTGAAAAACGTCTAAAAAAATAGTATAATAACCCTATGCTGATAGGAGTGGTAGGATTAATAGGTTCTGGTAAAGACACTGTCTCGAAAAGATTAGAGCAAAAACACGGATTCCGCAGGGATTCCTTCGCTAAAAGTCTGAAGGATGCCGTCAGTGCCATGTTCAACTGGGATCGCGAGATGCTGGAAGGCAACGGTGACGACAGCAGGCAGTGGAGGGAACAGCCCGACGAGTTCTGGTCAAAGAAATTTGGCAAGACAGTAACACCGAGATGGGTGCTACAACACTTCGGTACTGAAGTGATGAGACAGCACATGCACGATGCCATATGGATTGACAGTTGTCTGTCGAGATACAACGGTGAACCAACAGTTATTTCTGACACAAGATTCCAGAACGAATTGAAAACCATCAAAGAGCACGGCGGTGAAATAATACTCGTGAAACGTGGCGAACTGCCCACACGAGAACAAATGCAGGAACGTGGTGCCCACAAATCAGAGTGGGACTGGATGGGTTGGGAATTTGATCACGTCATAGATAATGACGGCACAAAGCAAGAACTATTTAAAAAAGTCGATGATTTAATCGTCGGCAACAAGATCTCCCACACGCCAACCAAGTCTACGCACACTGCTTAGACGTTGACAGTTGGCACACACCGTCTTTAAATTATTTGAAGAAGTATTCCTCATATTTCCGTCCACAAATAACACATCCAATTGATTGACCTGCTGTGCTTTGAATCCACAGAGCTCACACTTCTTGTGTTTTCTGTATCCCGATCTTTGTAGTGGAGTCACACCCCCAACACTCTTACCTGCTTTTTTCCTGTTGCAGGTATCACAAAGACTACGCCAGTACACCCTGCCATATCGCTGGTAGGCATAGGCCCTAGGTTTGCTTTTGCACTGTTTACATATGGGTCTGTCCTTGTATCGCATAAGCATATTTACGTCGCCTATATAGGCACCAGGAAAATGGTAAATTTTGTCGTAAAAACCGTATGATCTAATAAATAACTCTAGTATACACGTAACTTGCAAGGAGAATACGAAAAATGGCTTTAACATCACCAGGAGTAGAGGTTTCAGTAATAAACGAAAGTTTCTACGTACCATCAGATGCGGGTACAACACCACTATTCATAGTAGCATCATCACAGGATAAGGCAAACGGAGCGGGAGACGGAACTGCGGCAGGAACAACCACAGCCAACGCCAACACTGCTTACCTTATCTCATCACAGAGAGAATTGACAGAGACTTTTGGAGATCCAAAATTCTACACAGACACAGCAGGAAATTCATTACACGGTTATGAATTGAATGAATGGGGTCTACAGGCCGCATACAGTTTCTTAGGCATAGCCAACAGAGCATACGTCTTAAGAGCCAACGTTGACACTTCAGAATTGATAGGAAGTGCTTCGGCTCCACAAGCGGCACCAACAGATGGCACATACTGGTTTGACCTTGCATCTACCAGTTACGGCATATTTGAATGGAGCAAAACTGATCAGAAATTCACAACAATCACACCAACTGTTATCACATCAACAAATGATATCGATCAGAGTTCAGATTTAAGAAAGCCAAAATCTAATATTGGAAATATAGGTAATTACGCTATCAACACCACACACGTTTCAAATAGAATCTGGTATAAAAATTCAAGCAACACCTGGGTACAAGTGGGATCAAGCGCATGGCACTTATCACATCCTGTGATCACAGTTGCTTCAGGTACAACAGTGACAAGCGGTCACTCGATATATGTGAACAGCGTTCAAGTTTCACCGAGCGGCACAGCACTTTCAGACGTGGCAACAGCATTCACTAACGCCAATGTTCCTGGAGTGTCAGCAAGTGTCAACGCTACAACAGGCAATCTAGAAATCTTCCACAACGGTCTAGGTTTCAGTGATTCTTCTGTGGCCGACGACAACACAATCAAATTTGAAGCAGGTACAGGTACACTGTTAAGTGACTTGGGGATCACAGCACAGACTTACAACGGTGTTAAATTCCTACAGGCCAAACACACAAACAGACCTACATGGAAGACAGCAGATGAAGACAGACCCAACGGTTCGGTATGGTTCAAGACAACAAACGCCAATTCAGGCGCCAACATCGTTGCCAAACTTTACAGTTCATCAAGTGCTAGTTTTGGCACAGTGTCTGCTCCATTGTATGCCACTAACCATTCAGCGATCTACAACCTAGATCCATCGAACGGTGGTACGGGGTTAACTGCTGGCACACTTTACACGCAGTACAACATCACCGAGCAATCAGTTGACGGACAGTCAGACATCACACCAAACGTGGGTGACTTCCAGTTATTCAGATACGAAGGTGGACAAACTGTAATCAGTTCTAAGACCACACATCCAACGTTCACGCACAACGAGACATTCACGGTGAGAGAATCTGTGAAGAATCAAGAAGCGTTGGCGGCGGCCAAGACAGTTACAATCCAATCAAGCGATGGATCAACACTGGCCGACAAGGAAGATTTCGTGTCAGCCTTTAACGGAAGAGGTTTTACTAACCTGGAAGCATCTATAATCACAGCAGGTGAGTACACAGGTGCCATACAGATCAAACACAAACTAGGCGGTGACTTCAGGATGAATAATCTTACAGGAACTCCACTAGATGACGCAGGTTTCGGTACCGGTGACGCACACAGTTACGGTGGATACACTGCGAACAGCACAACACTAGTTGACAACTTGTACGTGGCACCAACGGGTGACTCTGAGGACTCAACGGTGGGTAACGAAGTTATCGCTACAAACTGGAAACGTTTAAGTTACACAGCATCAACAAGCGCTCCTACCAATGAGCCAACCGATGGCACACTTTGGTACGACACCAAGATCGACGAAGCGGACATCATGGTACATAACGGTGCCACATGGGTTGGATACAAGAACCAATATGCTTCAACAGATCCAAATGGTCCACAGTTCAGTGCTTCGGCTCCGACCACACAGTCAGACGGTACACCACTTGTGACCAATGACTTATGGATCGACACAAGCGATCTTGAGAACTATCCAAAACTCTACAGATACAACACATCTGCCACATTAAGTTCAAGCAACACCGCAAACCAAGTGGTTGTCACAACATCAGGCGCGGCCTGGGAACTGATCGACAAGGCAGATCAGACCACAGAAGACGGAGTTGTTTTCGCTGACGCTAGATGGCACACCTCGACAGACAGGAACGCCAACAACAGCACACAGGCGGGCACCGCTTCAACAATCAAGAATCTATTAAGCGACAACTTCTTAGATCCAGATGCTCCAGATCCAGCACTTTACCCACAAGGTATCATGCTGTGGAATACTAGAAGAAGTGGCTACAACGTGAAGGAATACAGAAACAGTTACATAACAACGACTGCTTATCCTGGTTCGGGTTCATCAGGATTGGGTAACATCAGATACAACAACAACGAATCGGTTGCTGGTTACTACCCAGACAGATGGGTGACCAAGTCAGGCAACAACGCAGACGGGTCTGGCACTTTCGGAAGGAAAGCACAGAGAAAAGTCATCGTATCACAACTGAAATCTGAGATAGACACCAACCAAGCCATCAGAGAAGACCAAAGAGGCTTCAACGTGATCGCTTGTCCTGGATATCCAGAACTGATCCAGAACATGATCAACCTAAACACCGACAGGAACAACACAGCGTTCGTGGTAGGTGACACACCTTTGAGATTGGCTGGAACAGCAACGGCTATCACCAACTGGGCAAACAACACGGCGGCCGCCACAGACAACGGCGAGGACGGTCTCGTTAGTTCAAGTGATTACCTGGGAGTGTTCTATCCTTCAGGATCGACCACAGACAACACAGGTAAATCGATCGTTGTACCACCAAGTCACATGATGATGAGGGTATTGGCGAACAACGACAACGTTGCTTTCCCATGGTTCGCTCCAGCAGGAACAAGACGTGGAGTTGTTGACAATGTTACGTCAGTAGGTTACATCAACGCCACATCGGGTGAATTCCAAACAATATCTGTTACGGAGTCAGTGAGAGACAGTATGCACACCGTAAAAGTTAATCCAATAACTTTCTTCTCAGGAGCGGGTATCGTTAACTTTGGTAACTTGACTAAGACATCGGCGAGTTCCGCACTGGACAGGATCAACGTTTCAAGACTGGCAGTGTATCTAAGAACACAACTAGATGCTATTGCTAAACCGTTTATCTTTGAACCAAATGATGAGCTGACAAGGAACGAGATCAAACAAGCGATCGAGTCATTCATGCTAGAGCTTGTTGGTCAGAGAGCGTTGTACGACTTCCTAGTAGTTTGTGATGACACCAACAACACACCCACAAGGATCGATAGGAATGAGCTGTACGTGGACATAGCGATTGAACCAGTGAAATCAGTCGAGTTTATCTACATACCGTTGAGAATCAAAAACACAGGAGAGATTGCAAATTTAGGGAACTAATTTTGGAATAAATAGATAGGAGAAACAAATGGCAATATCAACTTTATCAAAATTCACAGTACCTTTAGCA